CGAATTTGCACACTGGACAAATGAATGGATGAAACGAGTAGACATGTACTACCAGTCACGCTAAATATGTGATACCCTGTAAGGATCACAAATCGTGGCAATTGTACAAATTTCAAGAATAACCCAACGTAAGGGTCTAACAACCGACTTACCACAACCCCTAGCTGGCGCCGAACTAGGCTGGGCTGTAGACGACCGCAGATTGTTCATTGGCAATGGAACCATCGAAGACGGTGCACCTGTTGTGGGCAACACCGAAGTACTAACTGAATTTTCAGATATCCTTGGTTTTGCAACTTCCTACACCTACGACGGCGCAGCGGCCGGATACACTGTGCAAACAGGTGCCACTGCTGGAAGTCCCGTTAGTCAAAGTTTGCAATCAAGGTTGGACAGTTATGCAATAGTCACAGACTTCGGGGCAACAGGTGATGGCACCACAGATGACACTGCTGCAATAAATCGTGCATTGAATCAGTTGTATTGCCGAGAAATCAATCCACAAATTCGTCGCAGCTTGTTCTTTCCTGCTGGCACATACATTGTTACTGATACCATAAACGTACCTCCATATGCCAAGTTGTACGGCGAGGGCAGCAACAGCAGCATCATTAATTTTAATGTGCAAGCACACACTTCCTTGATTGCATATGCTGAAGGAGTGTTGGTTTCTAGTACAGGTAGTTTTTATCGCAGCTTGGCCGATGTGCCAATTGGAATTGTGATTGGCAACGCCACTTACTGGGCAATTGAAAGTTTACCGGACTACGTTGGACGAACGGCTGACAGTCTTCAGCAGACTGGAGTAAACATTGCTACCAACAGTGCAATTGCTCCACGCAATATTGAAATTTCTGCCATGTCATTCACCACCAACCAGGTGAACAATGGTTTCTTGTGGGAAGATGCTGAACAGTGTAGTATGGATTCAGTCACCATTGAAGGACCACTGACCACAGCCGAACTAGTGGATTCCGTTGAAGATACCCGAGCCATTGATTGGTCCAGCACCGCCAGTTTGGTAACCAGTGGCGTGATTCTAAACAATTGCAAGTACAAAGGCTTTACCTACGCTTCGCAAACAGATCAACAGATTGAAGGTATTACTTTTAGCAACAGTCAATTTGACACACTGTATCAAGGTATAGTGTTGGGCGACACCGTGGTAGTCAACGGCGGTGCATCAGGCGTTAGAGTAGTTCAGAATATCTTTGACAACATATACATACAGGGAATTGTGTTTACCAATGTCAGCCGTAATGTCAGCGGCTACAACTCATTCTACGATGTTGGCAACCACTTCAACGGAGCCACATTGCCAGCCAGTAGTATCATTGACATTGATGCTGAGAACAATGTCAGTGTTGGCGACATGTTTGAACGCAACAACAGTCAGAGTGCAACACACAGTCGTATTAACCTAAACAACACCAACTCAATGGCCATGAGCATGAACGTGCATGACATTGTGATGTATCAAAGCGGTGTTCAAAACGAAAGCCAGGGCAACGCCTTGGATCTGGGCACATACCAACGCACTGCTGGTATCCAAGACACCTTGCTTGACAACACCACAGGCGGCAACATTGTTTTTGTCACTGGTGCAGCCATCAGTTCAATTCAGATGGATTATTCAATTGCCAGAGCAGATTCTCGTCGACGAGGTACCATTATTGCTGTAAAAGGCACCAGTACAACCACAACTGGTTTTGTGTTCACTGATGATTTTTCAGAAAATGCATCTACTGGAATTACTCTAAATGTGATTGGCACTGGAGGCAATATTCTGGTGCAATACGACTCAACCTCAACTGGTAGCAATGCTACCATCAAGTACAGCATTACCAACCTTGGTTGATGTGGCCTAAAAATTTTGCCGATCGACTGGAGTCTTGGAACAATCTTAGACTGCAGGCTGCCGCAGCCGATCTAGACTCTGCGGTGGCCATGATCAACGCATGGTGGTTCAAAATCCCTTGGAAAGCATATCACTTGCACTGGGATGATTGTGACAATTGGCCAGATCCTTGGCAGCTTTTGAGCGACAATATGTATTGTCCTCTTGCTCGCGGACTGGGAATACTGTATACTATTACTATACTAGATCGTTCTGATCTTCAGGACTGTGAGCTAATCGAATGTGGCAGCGACAATTTAGTCCTTGTACCTCAAAAGAAATATATACTTAATTGGGACCAGGAACAAATCGTAAATATCAATCCAGCGCCGAGACATCCCCTACACAGCATCTGTCAGAGCAAATTAAAACAACAAATAAGGTAAAGAATGAAAATTATAACGGTACAAAAGCGCTCGGGGCAGCGTGAGCCACTGGCTATCGAAAAATGGCAAACCCAGGTAGCAAAAGTATGTCAAGGAATAGCAGATGTAAGTCAAAGCATGGTAGAGATCAAGGCGCAATTGCACTTTTATGATGGCATTACCACCAAAGAAATTGACGGTATCACACTCAGAGCAATTGTAGACTTGATTGACGTGGAATCAAACCCGGATGTAGGTCATACCAATTACCAATACGTGGCAGGTAAACAGCGTCTTAGCATGTTGAGAAAAGATGTGTATGGCTGCTATGATGTGCCATCACTGTACACGATTGTAAAAAAGAATGTGGCCACCGGCCTGTACACTCCTGAACTGCTGGAGTGGTACACCGAAGACGACTGGAATCGCATGGATTCTTTCATTGACCACAGCAAAGATGAATTGTACGGCTATGCTGCCATAGAACAACTGATTGAAAAATATCTAGTTAAAAACCGCTCATCAGGACAAATTTATGAAACTCCACAAATTAGATACATGGTCGCGGCCGCTACTGTATTTCACTCAGAAGAACCGAACACAGCGAGAATGCGCTACATCAAAGAATATTACAACGCAGCTTCAGACGGTCTCTTTACTCTTGCTACTCCTGTACTTGCTGGACTGGGCACTCCTACAAAGCAATTTTCAAGTTGTGTTCTTATACGCAGCGATGATGACCTGGATAGCATATTTGCTTCGGGCGAGATGATGGCCAAGTATGCCAGCAAACGAGCTGGCATTGGGCTAGAGATTGGTAGATTGCGTCCACTAGGTTCGCCCATCCGGGGCGGTGAGATCATGCACACAGGTATGATTCCATTCTTAAAGAAGTGGTTTGGAGATTTGCGCTCATGCTCACAAGGAGGTATTCGTAATGCAAGTGCTACTGTATTTTATCCTATTTGGCATCATCAGTTTGATGATCTTATTGTGCTTAAAAACAACCAAGGAACAGAAGAAACCCGAGTCCGTCATATGGATTATGGGGTTGTGCTTAGTGCTTTCTTCTGGAGACGATTCAAGAACAAACAAGACATAACTTTCTTTGATCCCAACCAAGTTCCAGATCTGTATCAAGCATTCTACAGCAATACTGAGTTGTTTGAAGAACTGTATGTGAAATACGAAAAGCAGTCTGATCTACGCAAAAAGACCATGAGCGCAGAAGAAGTGTTCAAATCAGGCATTCTCAAAGAGCGCACTGATACAGGACGTATCTATCTTGTGTTCATTGACAATGTGATGAAGCAGGGTCCTTTTGATCCCGAATACCATACCATTTACCAGAGTAACCTTTGCTGTGAAATACTTTTACCTACTAAGTCCTTTAAACGTCTGGATGACGATAGCGGTCGTATCGCACTTTGCACCTTGGGCTCAATCAATTGGGGTGCGTTCCGTAATCCAGAAGACATGCGCCGTGCTTGTCGTATACTGCATCGTAGCCTCAACAACATTCTTGACTATCAAGACTTTCTTTCCATCCAGTCTAAATTATCCAACGACGAAATCAGACCGCTTGGAATCGGTATCACCAACCTTGCCTACTGGCACGCCAAGCGAAGCCTCAGGTACGGTGAGAAGGAGGCTCTAGCCGAAGTCAAAACCTGGATGGAGCACCAAACATATTATCTAACTGAAATGAGTGTTGAATTGGCAGAGGAACGAGGACGATGTGAAGGCAGTGATCACACACGCTATGGACAAGGACAGTTTCCCTGGGAACTTCGTGCAGTAGGTGTAAACGAACTGACTGATTTTACTCCTGAACTTGAATGGGAAACACTTCGTGCTAGAATGAAAGTCAGCGGAGTTCGTAATGCTACCAATGGAGCAATTGCTCCTGTTGAATCCAGTTCAGTGGCCATCAACTCAACCAACGGCATCGAAATGCCCATGAGTCTGATCACTGTGAAAGAAAGTAAGGCTGGCAGTTTGATTCAAGTAGCACCCGAGTACAACCGTTTGAAAAACAAATATCAACTGATGTGGGCACAAAAAGATTGCGACGGCTACTTGAAAACTGCTGCTGTATTGGCAGCCTATGTGGACCAAAGCATTAGCACCAACACCTTTTACAATCCTGCACACTTTGCAGATCGTAAAGTGCCCACCACCCTGATTGCTCGTAACTTGATGCAGTCACACTACTGGGGTTTGAAAACTTTCTACTACAGCCTGATCAACAAACAAGGTAGCAAAGGCCAAGACGAACCTGAAGCACCATTGGAAGTGATTGACTTTGATGATCAAGAAGATTGCGAAAGTTGTAAACTATAATGTTAGAAACCATTTGTGATGTGATGTTGGATGCGTATAAACGCAATTGGATTACCAGTCGTGATGGCAATGTGAGTATTCGTCATCACGACCGTGACCATTTTTATATCACACCCAGCGGTGTGCGTAAACAAACACTACAACCAGACCAGTTCAAGAAGATTCGTATTGTTGGCAGTATGTTGTGGGAAGAGCAGCCATACACTGATATCAGTGCCAATCTTAAACCGTCGGGCGAACTACCCCTGCACCTTGGACTACAGCGAAAAATGGGTCAGCACCGTAATGAAGTGCGAGTAGTGGTTCACCTACATCCAACCTACTGTATAGCGGCCATGCATGCTGGCATCGATTTGAGCACAGTTAGTGCTGAGTTTCCGGAACTGAATCGCTACACTCGGGTAGCACCCAATGTGGGGGATGTGGCTCCCATCAGTCAAGAGCTTGCAGACCAGTGCCACACTATGTTACACTTAGACGATGAAGGCAATATTGCTTACGACATTGTAGGCATCAAAGGACATGGTGTAGTGGCCATTGACACAAGTCCGTGGCGTGCTTACGAGCACATAGAAAGACTAGAACACATTTGCAAGATAGTGCTTGCATCAGGAAAATATTAAATGAGTTTTTTAGTAGCAAATTTGCCACCAGTGAAATGTTTTGTTCGTAGGGAATTTCTCTATGACTTTGAAAAGGGGCACGGAGAGCTGGAACCCTGTTGGTGGATATCGATAAAGTCTCAACGGAGTCAAGCATTTAGAATTGAATCATATTTAAATCAGTATGGTGCGCTATATGACAAACTTCCACTGCATGCATTTTGTTGGAAACCCATAGAGGGAGATCCATATCCTTTAGATTTCTTACAATTATGGAACAGCATGTCTTATGACATCACTGTGATTAAAAAAGCAATGATAGCAAATATGAGATGTAAAATCAAGATGAAAGATGGATCTTGGTTAGAAGGAGAATATCTTTTTACAGTTGATTCAGCACATCCAGATTTTAATGTGTTAGATTGTGGCCACAGTGAAGATGTTGAAGATCACAAAAGTTTTAACTTTATCAAATGTGACAACGGTCAATTTGCTGCCCAGCCAAACAATCGTGTTGTTATTTTAGAACCGGCAAGTAATCCCAAAGAAATGAAAATACCAGATTTTAATGTCGCTACCACCAGATGGAATGTTGAAATGGACCCAAAGTGGGACTATGGCCTGCCGGAAAACAAATGGCGTATGAACGAATAAAAACAAATAAAAGGAAAATACCAATGAGCCAAGCGCAATACAATTTAAAAACAAAAACAGATTATCTCAATCGCAAGATGTTTCTGGACCCAGCTGGTCCTGTGACCATTCAACGCTTTGAAGAAGTCAAATACAACAAGATTGTAAAATTTGAACAAGAGGCTCGAGGCTTTTTCTGGGTGCCCGAAGAAGTCAGCTTGACCAAGGATGCCAACGACTTCAAGGAAGCCAGCAGCACAGTCAAACACATCTTTACCAGTAACCTGCTGCGTCAAACAGCACTAGACAGTTTACAAGGTCGTGGACCCACACAGGTGTTTACTCCTGTGGTATCAATTCCTGAATTAGAAGCCTTGATGTACAACTGGGGATTCTTTGAAACCAATATTCACAGTAGAAGTTACAGTCACATCATCCGTAACGTCTACAATGTGCCCAAGGATGTGTTCAGCACAATCCATGACACCCGAGAAATTGTTGAAATGGCCAGTACAATTGGCCTGTATTATGATCGCCTGCACATGATCAACTGCCGCAAAGAACTACAAGAAGATTTTGACGAACATGAACACATCAAAGCCATCTGGTTAGCACTGAATGCCAGCTACGGTCTGGAAGCGTTTCGCTTTATGGTCAGCTTTGCCACCAGCTTGGCCATGGTTGAGAACAGAATTTTCATTGGTAATGGCAATATCATCAGCTTGATTCTACAAGACGAAATCCTACACAAGGACTGGACAGCTTGGATTATCAATCAGGTGGTCAAAGAAGATCCACGCTTTGCACGAGCCAAGCAAGAATGTGAAGCTGAAGTGTATCAAATGTACTTGGATGTTATCCGTGAAGAAAAATCCTGGGCCGATTACTTGTTCAACCAAGGACCAGTGATTGGTCTCAATGCCAACATTCTCAAAGACTTTGTGGACTACACTGCTGTGAGCGCACTAAAAGAAATTGGTATCAAATATCAAGAACCTGCACCTCGTTCAACTCCTATTCCTTGGTTCAACAAGCATGTGGACACACACAAGAAACAATCTGCCTTGCAGGAAACAGAATCAACCAATTATGTTATCGGAGTCATGAGTGATCAACTGGACTACGATGCACTACCGGAGCTATAAAAATGAACAATGACATTAGACAATCTATTGCAGCAACCGCACCACGAGTGGATGATGCTTGGTTTGATGCCGGCGGTTTCCAAACCTACAAACACCCAACCCCTATCAGTTATGAAACTGCCACTGACAACGGCACAGTTCAAACACTAGAAGGTCCTGTGGACTACACAGTGGGTCACAAGATCATTACTGGGCCCAAGGGCGAAAAATATCCTGTGAGTCCCATCAAGTTTGCTGCATACTACGACGACAATGGTGATGGCACAGCAACACCCAAAAAGATCATGAAGGTTGCTCGACTTGCTGACCACGATGGTGTTGTCAAAGCCAGCTGGGGCAATCTAGAATATACCAAGGACAATGATTACATTGTGAAACATGGCCCTGGTGACTACGGTGTTGTGAAAGCAGACATCTTTGCCAAAACATACGACAAATCAAAAGAAGGAAAATAAATGAAAGCAATTGTATGGTCAAAAGACCAGTGTCCCTACTGCGTTCAAGCCAAGAGTCTCTTAGAGAGTCGTGGCATTGAATACGAAGAACGCAATGTAAGCCAAGACTGGACCCGAGAACAACTACTAGAAGCTGTGCCAACAGCTCGCACATTGCCACAGATCTTCTTGGGTGAAGAACACGTGGGCGGATTTACAGAACTCAGAAAGAAACTAGCATAATGCAAATAGCTCTTGAATACAATCAAGTATACACGTTCAAATTGAACTCAGGCGAAGAAATGGTTGCCAAGGTCAAACAGTCCGGCGGAGATTGGATCACACTAGAAGAACCAGTGAGTATTGCTCCGGGCCCTCAAGGCATGGGACTTGTGCCCAGCATGTTCACAGCAGATCCCAAGGAAGAAATTCGGTTAAATACCAACAGCGTTTCTTTGGTATCCAAGACTGATGACTCAGTCAAAATGAAGTACATAGAAGCAACCACTGGTATCAAAGTACCAGACAAGAAACTTATACTAGGATAACATGCCAGCAGTTCAACGAGTGGGTGATGTGGATTCAGGTGGTGGCGTAATCACCAGCGGGGTTGACTCTGTACGAATCAACGGAATTCCTGTGAGTGTCAATGGCTCTGGCGTGAGTCCTCATGCTCGTAGAAATAGTCATAGACCAGTAACAGCCGGTGGTGTTGATTCTGTCATGGCCGGTGGCTCACCAATCAATGTTGCAGGCAATGCTGACACCTGTGGTCATGCACGAACTGGCGGCAGCTCTAACGTGAGTGCAGGATAATGGCTGCTAGCATACTTACTCCCTTGCAGATCACTGCTAGTGCTGCACTGCTCAATAACCAGGGTCTCAAACCTTTGCCCAGTGCTCTTACCGCAGCACTGGCAGCATTCAATGCCACTCCATTGATCACTGCATACCAGGCCGCTGTGGCCTATTATCTTGCACAAACATACAAAACAACCAGCACATTGACAGCGTTGTTGAGCATGGGCAGCACCACTTGTCCGGCTCTGGGCAACAGTATTCCTGCTGCTCCAATTGGTACATTTACAAATCTTGTTTACCCAACTGCTACCACTGGCAGTGTTGTGGTACAGGAACTACCAACATCACCGTATGGATTTTCTGGCCTGGCCGAACAAACAGGCAATGCTTACCTGGGCAATGGTGACGCAGGCCGCTTTGCTCAGGGATTTTTAACAGTACAAGGTTTTATCAGCATTACCAATGATTACATAAACTCAGCAGTAAACGCCAATACCTATCTTGGACCAACGTTTACCAACATGGATGCACTAGTCACTGCTGACATCAGCACAGTGAATACTGATATTGAAAATTTTGGTGTGGACTTGGAAAAACAAGGCCAGTTGGTCAATCTTGCAAATTTAAACTTGTATGGAACACCAGCTGGACTCATACAGCAAATCAGTGCTCAGGCTGGCATAACTGATGCAGCAATTCCAGTGCTACAACAAGCGCTGACAAATGCTGGGTTGTCCAGAACAAACATTAGAGATCTAGTGCAAAACAATGTTCAGAGTTTGTTGAATCCCAGTGGCCTGTCTGCAAATCAATTTGATCGATTACAAAAAGTTGCCTGGTTGGCCATGACCGCAGTTGGTGCTGATGAGTTGACACAGATTTTGAGCATACTGGAAGTAACAACTCCCAACATTGTTGCACTCAGTGATTTGCTGGATCCGGTCAAGGTATTTCCCCTTAGTTACGCTACCTTACAAACACCCAGTCCCGATGGATCGGTTCCAATATTTAATTCTACCGGCGCTGTGAACTCCGACATACAGCCCATTGTCAACAGCTACTTGCCCAGCCAATCAGGTTGCGACGAACTGGGAAAAATCATACCACAGGCTGATGCAGTAGCCAACAAAGCAATTCAAGTTGCCTTGCAACAGATTCCAGGCATTGCCAATTCGTCTTTGCCAGCATTGGCAGAAACAGCAAGAGGTTACACTGATCAATCTTGGGATCCTGCACAGCCTTATCTTGTGAATGATCTGGTTGCTGATGGTGAAACAGTGCCTGAGTTTTATCGTGCTCAACAAGATGTGCCAGCTGGCATAGATATTGGCAATACCACTTACTGGTCACCTACCACACTGGATGGTCTCAGCACCATGGCGGGTCTGCCACTGGTACAAGACCTAGCAACTCCTGTTCCTGCTGCTGTCACTAGTTTTTTTGCCAACAACATTGCCACAGGCACAGGACCCGAAGGCACCATTACCACTTGTGATGTACTGGGCACAGCAATTGACTACAACAACATTGCCACACCATTTGACACAGCCACTGCTACCATCACAGCACTTGACGGTGCTGGCACACTAAACGCACTCAAGGCCACATATGCTGGTATGTTGACTGCTGCCAACGATGCTGCAATGATAGCTTATATTGCCACTGCCAACGCAGACATCAGCACTGTGATTGCTGCGGCCCCAGCGTCTACTACCATATTGAACACTGCGTTTGTTGCAATTGCACAATCACTCAGTGACGAAAAGGCATTGCAGATTCGAGCTGGCATTAATTATTTTGATCTGCCGCCGGGCGAACAAACAAGTGTGATGGCATTCATACAAAATCTTGCTGGTTATGCACAACTGACTGCTGATTGTGAAGCTGCTGAGTTCCTGGAACAAATTGCTGACACGTCAATAGTGGGCGGTCAAGCCTTGATTGGTGCCATGCGCGAAGCTAGAAACAAACAGTATATACAAGAATCCAACATGTTTATGTTCAACAACGTGCCTTTGGATCCGCCGTTGGTTCCAATTCCTGTTGTGGTTCCAGTGCAATGATCCAGACAATTTACCCATCCCAGTTACTATTACGATAAGTAATAGTCTGTAACAGTTGACTCTGGGTCATATTGCTGTTACAATTAGTATCTTCACTACGAATCTATAAGGAGAATATATGAAGAAAATTGCTTTAGTTTTGGCCATGTTTTTGGCTACAGGTGCCGCACAAGCACAAGTTGCTGTGTACGGTAAAGTACGCCAGTATTTGAATACCGACGCTGTTGGCACTGCCAGCAGTGTTACTGCTTTGACAAATAATACCAGTCGTCTCGGATTCCGTGCTAGTGAAAAGTTAGCCAATGGTTTTGTTGCGTCTGCTGTTGTTGAGACCAGTGTGTTAGCTGATGCTCCAGGTGCCACCAGCCTAGGCGATCGCGAAAGCACTATTGGCTTGTCCAACAACATGATTGGCGTGCGTATGGGTCGTGCATCACATGCATATGATTCTGTAATCAGTGCATTTAGTCCTGTGAATGATTTTGGTGCCAGCACTGAAACCACTCACACTCAGCCGTCAAGCCGCATTCAGAATGCTGTGTTTGGTTCTATGAACGTGGGCCCTGCCGCTGTGCGTTACGATCGTGGACTGTCTGAAGTTGCTGGTACTAATGACGTGCAAGTTGGAAGTATTGCTGCCACTTTTGGTCGTGTTGCTGTTGGCGCTGCCCGTCACACTGGTTCTGCTAGTGACTATAGCTCTGTCGGTGCCAGCTACAATGCAGGCATTGCCACTGTGTACGGCCTGTGGAGCGAGCAAAAAACTGCTGGTGCCACCGTCAACACTGGCAAGAGCGTAGGTGTTGCTGTTCCTGTAGCAGGAACTCCTGTAACAGTAAAAGGTTCTTATGGTATCAACACCGCTGACACCAAGAGCTACAACGTGCAGACCACTTATGCATTCAGCAAAACAACATCTGCTCATGCTGTGTTCCGCAAAGACGAAGCAGTTCTTGCAACGAATAACCGCCAGCAATTTGGTGTTGGTCTAGAATACAATTTCTAAACCCAAAGTACTACTGTAAAAAGTAGTACTTTTTGCTAACAAAACCCTGCCCTGTGCAGGGTTTTTCTTTTGGTTGACCATTAATGCCCAATTTGCTATAATACACACATAGACAGCAAAAAGGAGCGTGAAATGGAATACAAACAGCATTTGGAACTTATCACCAAATGGGGCCAGTACAACGGCGTCCAGGGTGGCTTGCTAGAAACCCTACAAGCCATGCAGGCATGTGGTTCGGACGAACTGCACCGCGACGAGCGCCTGGCATTGCGAACTGTAATGAATGGTTTTCAGCAGTTGTTTGCCCCTGCGCAAAACGGTTGACCATTATTTCCCATTCTGCTATAATTAACACTTAAACAGCAACAAGGAGTCTAGTATGCAAGCAGTCGAAATCGCCCGTGCAATTATTGCCAATGGCTATTCCAATGATGAGCTCAACAACATTGCAGATGCTATCAAGTTTGCCCGTACCCAGCTTACTCGCCGCAACACCGGCACCTTTGTGATTGGTAGCCGTGTGGCATTTGTCAACAGCAAGACTGGTGTAAGATTTACTGGCAAGGTCAACAAGGTCAAGCAGAAGTTTGTGCTGGTGGACACCGATGTTGGTGTGCGTTACAATGTGCCAGCATCCATGTTGGTGGCAGCATAATGGGTCTCGACATGTATGCCTATGCGGCCGCTAAAGAAGGCGAGCAGGCCGCATTCGATCAAGGATCCAAATGGGATGCAGAAAAGAATGACATGGTAAATCCCATTGCGCCTGCACCACGTGAGATTGCATACTGGCGCAAGCATCCGAACCTGCATGGCTGGATGGAACGACTTGCCAAATCAAAAAATGTCGAGTACGGCTCATTCAACGGTGTTGAACTGGAACTGACCTGGGCAGACATTGATGCACTGGAGCAGGCAGTAACGCACAAGAAATTACCGGCCACAACAGGATTCTTTTTTGGTAGCGATGCTGATGAATTATATTACGAAAGTGACCTAGCGTTCATCAAAGCTGCTCGCGCTGAACTGTTTCTGGGCTTGCGAGTGTTTTACAACAGCTCGTGGTAAGAGATTAAATATATGAATGCAATTGATTTTAGTGACACAAGGTTTGAAGGCGTAGTGGCTGCAGGATGGATTCGCGATCTTGAAAGCAGCGACAGTCGAATACACAAAGAAAAAGTGATCGAAAAAGCTCTAATGGCCTCTAAACTGGGATCAACAGATGCTCAATGCTTTTTGTTCAACTGCTATCAGGCCTACAACCCCTTCCATGTGTTTGGGGTCAAGCAAGTGCCAGAGACCACTGGACTTGAGTCTCGACCCAATAACTGGCCTGTGTTCTGGGGTCTGTGTGAAGCACTGCGTACTCGTAGCCTAACCGGGCACGAAGCTCGTGATCGTATCACGGCCATCAGCCAAGAGTTTGACAGCGATGAATGGAACATGGTGTGCCGACGAGTGCTGATCAAAGACCTGCGGTGTGGCGTTAGTGAAAAGACCATAAACAAGGTTGTGGGCCGAACAGAATGGAAAATCCCTGTGTTCAATGTACAATTGGCGCAGGACTCAACTGATCAGCCCAAGAAGATGAAGGGCATCAAACGTCTGGAAGTCAAGCTGGACGGTGTGCGTGTTATTGCAGTGGTGTCTGGTAATGGCTGTGTGTTATACAGCCGTAATGGCAAGGAGTTTGAAAACTTTCCGCAGATTGCTGAGGCTATTCTGAACAACCGTCGGGCATTCCAATACGGTCGAGGCACAGGTGGTCACTTTGTGTTGGATGGTGAAATTGTGGGTGAGAATTTCCAAGCCTTGATGAAACAGGCACAACGCAAAAGCAATGCCAAAACAACTGACATGGTTTATCACATTTTTGATATCATCCCATTGGATGCACTCAAAGAAGGCCATTGCAACTTGCAACAGCACAAACGTATAGCATGGCTAGAAAGTGCAAAAACGGTGTTGGACGAAACCGATTGTTTGCGTATTATGCCAGGAATGGATGTGGATCTGGATACTGCTGAAGGGCATGATGTCATGCGCCGCTTTGCCGAAGCGTCAGTTGAGCAAGGTTATGAAGGCATCATGATCAAGAATCTTGACGCTCCCTACGAATGCAAGCGTAGTGATCACTGGATGAAATGGAAACCCACAATCACAGTGGACTTGACCATTGTGGGATTTGAAGAAGGAACTGGTCGCAATGCAGGCCGGCTTGGTGCTATAATTTACGAAGGAGTTGACAATGAACGAAATATTCGGGTTAATGTTGGTACTGGCTATAGCGATAATGATCGTGATGAGTTTTGGGCTGCCAGGGATCAGTTACTTGGTGTCATTGGCGAAATCCAAGCTGATGCAGTTACTCAGAATCAAGACGGATCATACAGTCTGAGATTCCCTAGACATGTTCGATTCCGCGGATTCGAAGCAGGTGAAAAACTGTAATGCATTGGCTATTGGTATTGATCTTGGCATTCGTTAATCTGCCACTGGCCCTGGCATTGTCAGCAATTTTTATATTTTTTGAAAGGCAAAAATGATCTCAATGAAAGAATTCATGGAACTGGTGGACTACAAGATCACCGAAGGCGGCGACTATGGCTGGCAGTGCTTTGGACCCAACAGCTATCAGTTGAGCCACTGGAATGGTGTTCATGGCAAGGGTGGCTGGAGTGCCAATATTGTGTTCAGCACCAAGAGCCAAAAGGTCTATTGCGTAGAAGTATGCGACTACACCAACGATCGTGCTTACAGAATGATCAATCCTGACTATGTGAAAAAGCATGATAAGGAAGCCCAGAGTCGAGACGTGAATCTCAATCAAGCCTGGGACGATGTCGACTATGTTGATCTTGACGTAGATGATGACTTCATGCAAAAGTTTCTGGCCATCCGAGCCGGTGAGGATTATGACACACGAGTACAGATTACAGTTGACTTTTCAGATGAAGATCTTCTGAAGTACATGAAACTGGCGCACGAACGTGACATTACCTTCAACGAGTTTGTGGTACAAGCCCTAACTGAAGCTATTCGAGTACGCCAAACTGATCCAGAAAAATTTGATCAATTGTACAAGGAATAAAAATATGAGCAAGAAACTTGAAATCGACTTTGAAACAGCAGACCGCATTGCAGTACTGACTATGAAAGAACAACGCAAGTATCTCAAGAAAGAACTAGCTGATTTCAAAAAAGGTGAGTACTTGCATCCTGAAGATGTAAGTGGAAACACAATCATGATTCATCACTTGGATGCTGTTATCAAGCATTTTGGTGGCTAAATGAAAATTGGACTCAGTTATAGTCGATGTGTTCGAGACATTGTGGAAGGTCGAGTAGACATCGACGATGTGCTGGTGATCATATCTCGTACAGATTTTGATCCGCAAGACGATGATCAATGGCAAGGAATTTGGTCATCGTACTGTTTAGGTGGGAGAAGTAATCCTGAGTGGAGCAATTACGATTTTAACAGCAAAGAGGATGAAGACAAGTTCCGCAGTGTAAGTGTGGGCTTATGGAAGTTGGGCAAGTTTCACCAGCCACGCAAGTTTGGCGCACATCCTAGTCGTCGCTCAGAATTTTGGTTGGAAGCAGTACTGCCTGATTCTGAATTACAAACTCGTCCAGCAGTAAAGGAAGCATGGGATCAGTTTCAGATGTTGGCTGGCCTGACCAATACAAAGTTGGATCGAGATTATCAATAAAAAAGGTGTATTATGAGAAGGATCTTGAGTTTATCAAGGCTGCTCGAGCAGAATTGTTTCTGGGCTTGCGAGTATTTTACAATTCAAGTTGGTAACTGATCATGGCAGGCTGGAACACAATTCAAACAATTCGCAGGTTAGAAGAACGTGCAGAACTTCTTGGCATGCGGTTTACTGCTTATAAACATGAGGATGTTTACGGTGAGAATGTGGCCCTGGTGCCCCTGGACCTGGCGGCATTGCCAATCTACAGCCGTGATGCTGTATTGTTTGCTGGTTCGTTGGAATCTGCTGACAAGTTTATGCAAGGTGTATTGTGGGCACGAGATTATGATAGAATGCTCAAGATCAGCGATGTTGCCAAGCGTGAACGCAAAGAACAAGATGAACGCAACAGGCAAATGGTCAAGCTCTTGAAGAGCGAAAAGCTCACACTGGTAAACAAATGAAAAAGGTGTACTATGAAAAAATTGGACGGCGGTATCGGCCTGTGGCTGAGTATGATAATGATCTTTTGGATAGTTTCCATAAAGGTAGTCACCTTGTCTGCGTATACCCCGGGGGTCAATCCCGTAGGTATAACGTGGAACCTAACTATGCGGCCATGATTGCTGCTGGCCGACTGGCTGAAGATGCCATCTGTCAGGCCCTGCACAAGGCCAGTGAAATGCGGCCACAAAAAACTCCCATCACTCCGGGTCAACTAAAGGCCTGGCAAAAATTAGCCATGGAATTTGGTGATGAATTGTGTCCACTGATGCACTCCAGTGCTAGAGATTTAGCCGAAGCAGGTGTCAAGGCCATGCAGGCCGAAGCTGACAAACTTATGAGTCATCCCGCAGTGGTTGACGCATGGGAGAAATTTATGTTAACATGTGAACTTACCAAGGAGAGAAAAAATGGCAACTAAAACAACAGTATCTAAAATCAGCGACAAGCTGATCAAGATAAATGAGTCATACACTGTGTATCGTTACGACAACGGGTTCATGGTAGAAGCAGGTGGACGCAACAAAAAAGGCGACTATGTCACTGCCAAGATCTTGTGCAACACACTGGATGAAGTGCTGATTCTTGCAAAAGAAGCCGGCGAAATGGATCTGGACAGTTAAGGACAACAACATGGCCACCTGGAAACTATCACCACAACACAAAAAATCAGCAGTAGAAAAAATGTTTTTCTACAATGGCAGCAAAGCCATTGTTGTTGAACAAGGCTGGCGCTGGGGCACGTTCACAGTGGAATCAGATGAACGTCCGCTTACTGATCTAGAACTGGTAAATGAAGACGGTTATGAACTTGGTTGCATTGACAACGACGAGTCGTGGGAATTGTGCGAAATGACTGACGGTTGTTGGCTAGATATTGACGCCTTGCGCGACGCCACCGAAGAAGATGTGACAGCATTTGAACAGGCCTGGGAAGAAGACAGCTATGATGGTGTTGAAGCTCTGGGCTGGAGCAACGATGACACTGAATACTACTATTACGGGCCGCTAGAGTTGACCAACGAAGACACTGGTCAAGTATTCCTGGGTGATGCGGTTGAGCCTCAAGCGCAAACCGAACAACAGTTGTTGGCAGAGTTAGACGAGCTGATTGCCGCCATGCCAGAACCTGCTGTTACAGATTGGTTCTCAGCAGATGTCAAGCCTGTGCATAAAGGCAATTATCAAGCAATTACTGAGGCAGCACCTATGTGGCCGTTTCCTACCATGGTAGAGTGGGATGGCAAGCAGTGGGGCGAGCCTGTCAAAGAGTGGCGCGGCCTGTCGAACAAGCCCGAATAAATTGACAAGCAGCCGCGTGATTTGTATAATTACTACGCATGGTCAAAGAGGTTGAGCAGTTCAATGGTGTGGCAGGGTAGCTTACCCAGGGCCTGTTGCGCCGTGGCATGTGAACGTTAGTCTTGTAGGATGCGACAAGGACCTCGATTGGTAAAACAATCAAAACCTGGTTGGTAGCCGGGGGTATGCCGAGTGGAATTATCTGGAAAGGACTTTATGTCTGTCAAAATTGAGGCCTCTACGTTGAGTATGCCTGAGTCACTTGACTCGCTTGAAAAAACGCCTTTGGCCATGCACCGTATTTGGTTCACAGTGTCCGACAGTGTCACTTGGTACAAAATTATTCACGAAGCCAATCAGCATTACGGCAAGAATTGGCGCTGCCAACCACACGTGAAGCGCCGTCTTGATCGGAATCGCTGGCAGCCAAAAGACATACCTGTTTGGTTTGAAGTGCCAGATCCGGGCTTTGCAACCTGGGTAGCAGTCAAGCATGCAGTTGTGGCCAAACTAGGCCCCAATAAATAAGTGTTATGATATTTGGATACTTCACCCTTTTTGTTGCACTGATACTCAGTGCAGTGGCAGCATACTACAGCATTGTTGGTCTCACAGCAATTTTCAGTGCGGCTATTATTCCCATTGTTATCATGGGTGCAAGTTTGGAAATTGGCAAAGTCACAGCCGCAGTTTGGTTGAAGCTGAATTGGCATCGTGCCAGTCTAACTTATAAACTGTATCTGGTGCCGGCACTGGTATTCCTCATGCTGTTGACCAGCATGGGTATCTTTGGCTTCTTGAGCAAGGCACACAGCGACCAAAGTCTAGTGTCGGGCGATGTTACCAGTAAGATTGCAATATACGATGAAAAGATCAAAACCGAAAAAGAGAATATTGAGGCAAACCGTAAGGCACTTAAACAGATGGATGAAGGAGTGGACCAAGTATTGGGCCGCTCAGCAGATGAAAAAGGTGCCGACAAAGCAGTGGCTCTGCGTAGGTCCCAGCAGAAAGAACGTGCTCGCCTTCAAGCTGAAATATCGCAGTCGCAAAAGTCTATTGCGGAACTTGGTGATGCCCGTGCGCCTATTGCCGCTGAGGTCCGTAAAGTTGAAGCCGAGGTTGGACCAATAAAATACATTGCGGCATTTATCTATGGTGACAACCCAGATGCCAATTTGTTGGAAAAAGCAGTGACATGGGTGATTATTATTATTGTTGCAGTGTTTGACCCTCTGGCACTGGTGCTGATCCTTGCTGCTCAACAAAGTTTAAAGTGGGAACGGCAGGCTCGAGAGGATCGAGCAGCCATGGGCATTGTGCCTCCTGATGTGGTCACACGACCGTTTACCCCAGAAGAAATTGCAGCGTTGGATCAGACTGAACCTGACCCCAAGTATGATCCTGATGACGGACCGTTGACCACTGACCAAGTGCAACAGATCAAAAAAACAACAGCAGAACAACACCCTTATCTTGCTCAGCCTTTTGTGCATTTTAAAAATCTTAAACCTATAGTACATAAAGTAGAAGATGAATATGTTAAATGGCCGGGCGGTGTAGGAGAACAACCTGTACTGGATTCCGAAGATGATCTATCAGACGAAGATGATCATCCCAAAGTAAAGGAAGCCATAAAGATCTGGAAAATGGCCAACCCCAATGAAACCATCAAGGAACAAAGACATCGTCTGGCCCGCGGGATAATTTCTGAATTACCCTGGATGAAGCTGATAGAGGATACGGTGCCGCAAGGCGTAAATCAAGGATTTGGTGCAGCGTTTCCTGTTACTGCAAACAAAGGTGACACATTTATTCGTGTTGACCGACTGCCCAATCAGGTATACAAGTTCAATGGTATTGACTGGATACAGATTGACAAACAGCTTAGTGACAGTTACACTTACGATGAAGCCTACATTGATTATCTTATTGAAAAAATCAGTGTGGGCGAATATGACGCAGAGCTACTGAGTGACAGTGAGCGTGATCAAGTGGCAGTTAGATTACAACAAACCAAGCAATGAAAAATAACGAAACAATCGATTCATGCAGTTTTTGTGGCAAACACAAAGACGTAGTAACCAAGCTCATTGTGGGTGAGAATGTTGCTATTTGCAATGAGTGTGTGGACCTGTGTGAAAATTTACTCAAAGACGAGGTAACAGTTGATGTTGTTGCAGAGGCAACTCTAGACCCTCAAAAGATCAAACAACATCTTGATCAATATGTGATTGGACAAGACCGTGCCAAACAGGTTCTGAGCGTGGCAGTAGTAAATCACTACAAACGTATTTCAAACACTGATCCTGATATTGAAATTGAAAAAACCAACATACTCATGCTTGGCCCCACGGGATCTGGCAAAACACTGCTGGCTCGCAGTGTGGCTCGTTATTTGGATGTGCCATTTGTGATTGCAGATGCCACCAGTCTTACTGAAGCTGGATATGTTGGCGACGACGTGGAAAGCATGATCTCTCGATTGTTTGCTGCCAGCGGCAACGATGTTGAAAAGACCCAGCGAGGCATTGTGTTTATTGACGAGATTGATAAAATTTCTCGTAAAAGCGAGAGTGCTAGTATCACCCGTGACGTGTCAGGAGAAGGGGTGCAACAGGCCCTGCTCAAACTGGTTGAAGGCACCAAGTGTAGAATCACTCCACAGGGTGGTCGCAAGCATCCGTCGGGTGACACTGTGGAAATTGACACCCGTAATATTTTGTTTATTGCAGGTGGTGCATTTGTTGGCCTGGAGAACGTGGTCAAAAGTCGTGTGAAAGGCACCAGCATTGGATTTGGTGCCGAAGTCAACAACAAGAATGCCGGAGGACTTGATCAAGTGACTCCAGATGATCTTGTGAGATTTGGCATGATCCCTGAGTTTGTGGGACGTTTTCAAAGCTGGGTAGCACTGAAAGAGCTGTCCAAAGATGACCTGATCATGATCCTTACTGATATACGTCACAGCTACATCAGTCAGTACAACTGGTTGTTTGGTCGAGATCAAGTTGATCTTAAATTTAGCAAAGAAAGTCTTGAACTGATTGCAGAACGCACACTCAAGAACAAAACAGGTGCTAGAGGTCTGCATTCAGAACTGGAACGAGTGTTGCTGCCACATATGTTTTATTTGAGCAGCTACAAAACCCAAGGCATCAAGTGCGTGGACATTGGTGTAGATCAAGTAAACTCACCAACAGAATTGAAACAAGTCAATGAGTAATGTATATTGAATTTACTCTGCCACAGGGTGCTGTCGGATTAACGGCAGCACATGCGTTGGGCACAGTTTCTAGTAGACTAGCCACCTGGGCAAACAAGTACAACGTCAATTACAAAGCAAAAACAATCAAATACAAGATGCGAGTAACGTTTGATTCGGACGAGTATTACACATTGTTTGGGCTGACCTGGGCACTGGACTCAGAACATCCAAGCTGGACAAATTACCGCATGATATCTGATCTAAATAACAAAACATAATTGGTTTTTGTGTTATACTAAATAACAATGTAGTGCCCATAGTGGGGCTACACTTCAAAGTCATCTTGCTTAATAAAGGAGAAAACAAATGACAAAAACTCTCACCCTTCGTAGTTTCGACATTCCCGCAATTCACAAATTTGGTATTGGTTTCGATAACATGTTTGATGATCTCATGCGAGTAACAGCTCAACAATCCAGCACAAACTATCCACCTTACGACATTGTACAAATCAATGAAGATGAGTACATGATCAACCTAGCTGTGGCTGGCTTTGGGCATGACAACCTTTCAGTGACCAAGGACAAACAGTTCTTGATAGTGGAAGGTACGCACAGTGTAACAAAGCTGGCAGATGAAGATGATGCCAACTACACATATCTACACAAAGGCATTAGCGAAAGACATTTCCGCAGAGAATTTAAACTGGCGGATCATGTGGAAATCAGCAATGCACATCTTGAACTTGGTATCTTGAGCATACGTTTAAAACGTGAAGTTCCTGAAAGCGCCAAGCCAAAGACCATTGCTATCACACACGTTTCTTAATATAATAGTGTAAATACAGTGGCAGCAATTTCGCTGCCACTGCTATCAAGGAAAGTAACAATGCCTCAATCAGAAATCCGCACACGCATCAAACCACTAGAAGCTGCAAAAGAGCCCCCAATGTACCGCGTGGTTTATATCAATGACAGTCACACCACCATGGAGTTTGTGATCGAAAGTTTAATTGATTATTTTGATTACACCGCCGAAACTGCCACACAAATCACCGTGGACATTCACGACGAAGGTTCTGCTTGTGTTGCTGTGTTGCCCTACGAAATCGCAGAACAAAAAGGTGTTGAAGTCACGTTGCTGGCCCGTGCTCAGAGTTATCCACTGCTGATCAAGCTCGAACCCGAAACAACAGTTTAAAACTCAATCACAATGCGTTTGGGATGATAAACGTGTTGTGAATATTGTGTGTCGGCCCGCCCACGACAGTTGTTGACAAATCGTATGCCACTGCGAGTTTGATCCACTGATCCGTGAAAATGTCCAAAGCACCATGTGTCAATCTTGTGTTCTGTGTCTAATGCCAGTGCCTGCATCATGTATCTGTTGCCCATGGTATTTTTGCGCAAGTGGCCTTCTAGACCAATGTCGTGATCAACCAGTGCAGGATCAGGCACAGTATGTGTGACCACAACAATCTTTTTAACATCTTTGTGAGTTTGCAAGCGTTTTATGCTGCTACTCATGTACACACTGTCAGTGTTGGCCAACCTTGCAACATTTCGAACTGCTGAGTCAGAAAGTTTAAATTTTTCTTGATACCATTCTGAAGATCCTGATATATCAATGCCAAGATCAAAATCGAATCCCCACCAGCCGTTTGTGCCCAAGATTGCAACTCCTTCGACCACTACCACATTGTCTTGAAGATAAACCACATTTGGTATTCGATTGATCTTTTTTATTAAATCGTTGTAGCTTTCACCTAGATCTTCAAGATAATCAGTATGCTCATCGTTGCCGTCAATGTAGAAAACAGCTTGGTAACACTGGCCCAGGTGCTTGAGTGCTTTGATCACAAGAGCTCTGTCTCGAGCAATATCGCCCGCAACCACACACACAGTACTGGTAGCTCGATTGGTCCAGTCAAATTGACCACCCCAGGTTTCTATGTGTAAATCAGAAATTAAATCAAATGCAAATGTCATGATACATATTTAAAAGGAAACAACATGAACATAATTTTTGGAGACCCCATTGAGTCCATTCCCAACAGCTTTACCATACTGCCACTTGACTCATTTCGCGTACAAGACAGTGCTAGTCCAGTCACTGCCTGGGCGGTAATTGAGAAAATTCCTTTAACTGAATTTGCCACCGCAGCAGACAACACCAAGATACACAAGGAATTACTGGAGTTTTATCGACAACGGCAATGGAACTATTGTGAGCATGCAATTGACTACCTTATGGGCAAGTGGAATGGCGAGCTAGACACATTTTACACAGATCTGCTGCAACGAGTAATTGCATTCAAGCAAACGCCGCCTGCTGAAGACTGGGACGGATTACGTGTTAAGATTTAATTTCGAGCTGCCAACCAGTGTTCTAGTGCTTGCAGTTCTTCCGTAGACCGAGACGCAGCACTTGAACTTAGTGGCATGGTTTTTGATTTTGCCCAATACTTTCCAGTGCAATTTTGTTCCATTACATTTATTGCACTATCAAGATTACGATAAAATTCGTCTTCAATACTTGTTTGCCATTCTTGACTAAAAAATCTATCCTTGTTTCTGCTGGCAATCACACGTAGATTTTTCCAGAGTTGGCGTTTTTCCAATTCAGGTAGTGCTGCAATTCGTTCCATCTCGTTGACTATTGCTTTTAGTCTTTGTTTTGAATCAGCAATGCTGTCATATTCTTCATTTATTAAACCGTCAAATGTTTCAAATCCGTAGTTTCTAAGATATTGTAAACTGCCAGCGGTAGAAGTCAGTATAAATGGCATACCGCATGCAATGGGGCGCAATGTTTTTTCTGTCAGGTGCCAACGGCTATCATCAAACAATGTTTCTAACACCACTTCTATTCCAGAACGTTTATAGTCAAGATTATTATAGTCGGCACTGGCCGAGCTCAAATGTTGATTTGGTACAAAAATTTCGTGTAATCTAGTAGAGCTGATGGACAACGATGTATTTTTAAATTGATGATTGGTATAATTTATTCCGTTGTCTATTGCAGAAAAACTAGTGAGACAGTGGATATCTATTTTGGCTGCTGCCACTAATTCAAAAAAGGTCAATCTATATTCTCGAGAGCCAGACCATGCACGATTGTAAATTAAAAAATCTTTGTCAATAGCATTGATATCAATATTGGTAATCCATGGATCGTGTGCTGCATATCTAAACCAATCCGCAGCAATCAATGCATGACTCCAAAAATACACTGGCAAAAATCCATGTTCCTGATACACTGCAACTTGGCTGCTGTTTTGTTCACTATGGGTAATAATCATATGATCATAAAGATTGGTTGAAGGATTGGCTACGCCACGAAGATGTAGGCTAATTTGATACATCAATTTTTCGGGATCTCGATTGTGTTGGTTGTAATTATTCCGTATTATTTCTTGATCCCACCAGGCTAAAAAATCATTGTCGGACCATAGATCAAATTGCAACGGTTCTTGGTCGTGCATGATCATTATTGGTGTTGTCATATCATGTATCCAACTGTGGTACAGCGGCAGCATCCTATTAAGGTTTTCTAGTTTTTTTGAACCATGAGGAATCCAGCCATAAATTATTATATCGTGGTTGCTTTTGTGGTACAAGTGATCGTATAATCTATCTAAAGGGATACTCATCTATGAAAAATATTGGTTTTATTGGTCTAGGAAAACTAGGCATGGACTGTGCAGAAGTATTTGCAGAAAAACACACAGTGCGGGGTTATGATATTTACCCACGCTCAAGTGACTCAGTCAAAGTTTGCAGCATTGAAGATACCATTGAGCAAAGCGAATGGATTTTTATTGCAGTACCAACTCCACACACAGAAGGATATGATGGTTCTGTTCCGAGCAGTCATATGGAGCCCAAGGACTTTGGTCACGAAGCAGTGATTGATGCCATTCACAACGTGAACCGATATGCAACCAGTCCCAAGAAGATTGTGCTGATCAGCACTGTGTTGCCCGGAACCACACGCCGTAAATTTTACTCGCTGCTGGACTCACAACATCAGTTCTTGTACAATCCGTATTTGATTGCCATGGGCAGTGTGAAATGGGACATGGTCAATCCTGAAATGATCATGATTGGCACTGAAGACGGTAACCCTAATACTCTAGCAGGCGAACTGATTGATATTTACAAAACAATCATGCAAAACAATCCACGCTACGAAATTGGCACCTGGGACGAGTGCGAAGCCATCAAGATCTTCTACAACACATTTATTTCAGCCAAGGTTGGCTTGGTCAACATGATTCAGGACTTTGCGCTAAAAATTGGTCACATCAATGTTGACGTTGTAACCGATGCGCTTGCACGTAGCACCATGCGTATCATGGGGCCCAAGTACATGACAGCAGGCATGGGTGACGCAGGTGCTTGCCATCCAAGAGACAACATTGCTCTGCGTTGGTTGGCCAAAGAATACGACATTGGCTACGACTTGTTCGATACTGTGATGCATGCTAGAGAAATACAAGCAAAAAATCTAGCTCAGTTCTTGTTTGACACAGCACTCCAGGATGGAAAGGCTTTTGGTCTCTTGCCTATTGTGATTCACGGCAAGGCCTACAAACCTGATGTACCCTATTGCATTGGCAGCTACAGCACCCTGGTTGGACACTACTTGAAAGAGCTGGGAGTTCTAGTCAAGTATGTTGACCCACTGGCCGACGACCCGGCTGATGTAGTGGCTAGTGTTGATCATCCTGCAGTATTTTTGTGGGCACACAATCGCAAGATTACCTATGAATACACTGGTGATCAATTGGATACCTTGCCCTATTGCGAAATTCCAAAAGGCAGCATTATTGTTGATCCCTGGCGAAAACTATCCAGTACTCCTGATGTCAAGGTAGTACACTATGGCAACACAAGACCTGTTTAAATATCATCTCCCAGTGTTCTGGGATGATGAGTTCAAAGGTCTAGACTATGTCAACGAAGAATTCAATGACATTGCAAACCTTGAACGATGGACCAAATTAGGATATGCCAACAAGTTCACTGGAGACATGTGTGACATGCGCAGGCCACAGCCCAGTTGGAATTATCAATTCATAAAGATTTTCCAGGAAATGGGCTGGAAAGATATTGGTACCAGCTATTACAGAATGGGTACTGGCACCATCTTGCCCACACACAGTGATTTGTATCTGCGTTACATAGACGTTTTCAAGCTGCAAGGACAAGAGCACAAGATACGCCGAGCTATTGTGTTTTTAGAAGATTGGAAACCAGGTCACTATTTTGAAGGCAATGGCCACCCAACTGTGAACTGGCGTGCTGGAGATGTAGTAGAGTGGGCTTACGATGCTGCGCACCTGGCTGCCAACCTTGGCCTAGACCCTAGATACACACTGCAAATCACAGGACACGTATGATCAATTCCTACAACGAATGGGACCGTCTAAGAAGAATTGTTGTTGGCGATGCAAGCCATGCCAACTGGCCCAGGCACGATCCTGTGTTCAGTGCTGAAGCCAAAAACACCCTGTGGAAAGAAACTCGGATACACTGAACTTTCAAGTCCACGATGGCTTGTACAACTATTGCCCACGTGATAGACTAATTGTACATGGATCAACTATAATTGATCCTGCCATGATGTATCCCTGCAGAGACATGGAACTACAGTGCTATCATGACATTGTGGATCAAGCTGAGCACTATCACTTTATGCCTCGCAACAAAGGCATGATACTAGACGCTGCCAATGTGTTGCGCTTGGGCCCAGACCAAATGTTGTTTTTGGAATCAGCCAGCGGAAATAGAGCAGCCTATGACTGGTTGTGCCACACCTTGCCTGATGTGAAAATTGAACTGTGCAACTTCTATGCTGGCGTGCATATTGATTCAACCATTGTGGCCTTGAACAAGGACACATTTGTTGTCAACGGTAGTCGTGTGACTGCTGATACCATGCCCCGGATGTTGCAGGGCAAAACGATCATCATGATCAATGACGTAGTAGCACAAGGATTCCATGAATACCCATATGCCTCAAAATGGATTGCACTCAACATGTTGAGCATTGATCCCCAAACAGTTATTGTTGATGCGGCACAAGAGTCAATGATTAACGTGTTAGAGGCCTTGAATTTTACCGTTGTTCCACTGACACTACGGCACAGCAGAACCCTGGGCGGCGGATTCCACTGTGTGACTCTGGATTTGGTTAGAAGTTAAACTTGTTCTTCTAGTGTGGCAGTTATGCCACTAAATGCAGCAAAATGATCAACAAAGGCCTGTGCAGAACTTTCAAGATTCCATGAGCGTTTGACAATCTTTGTATTGTCGCCACTTGACAGAGTTTCATTTGGATCAATAGGGGCTTCATAACCTATTGTTGATAACCCGGCTCCATCAATGGCTTTGAGTTCGTCTTTTTTTTGTATTGAACTAGTTATCATCTGAGTTCTTTCAGCTTCATCCATCGCTCTCATTGCCACTAGATCATAAGTTACAGTTGTAATCCACATAAAAATCTCCTTTTGAATATTTATGCCAATTGCGCTTGACCAATAATCAATATTACGTTATAATAAAGGCATGATTACACCTAAAATTGGCTTCTGCTGCAAATGGCTCAATGATCCGTCCGAATGTGGCGGCATGAAAGTCAATGCTGTGGATCGTGAACTAAACGGTCGATCAACCACCATGCGTTGGCTTCGAGAGCATGCAGATGAGGCCGAACAGCGGCAATGGGACATAATGAATCACAATGCCGCAGCAGCAGTTCGTCTGATTGAAAGAGTGGCCACATTGCCACCTGAACGTAGAATGGTTCGACTGGGCAGTGAAATGCTGCAAGGCTACACTGAAGCCAGCTGGATTGACTGGTGGCAGCAAGCAGAGATACAAGATCATTGTGCCCGAATCTTTGCTCCTGTGGGCGAAACTGCCCGCAGACTGGGAGTACGAATCAGTTTCCATCCCGGGCAGTTCTGTGTGCTGGCCAGCGAAAGTGATGAAATTGTAGAGCGCAGCATCCTGGAATTTGAATATCATGCAGACATGGCTCGCTGGATGGGCTATGGCAAAACCTGGCACGATCACGATTTTAAAATTAACGTACATTTGTCGGGTAAAGGTGGTCCCGACAAGTTTTTGCGCACACTGGGTCGATTGACTCCCGAAGCGCGAAATCTAATTACCATCGAGAATGACGAGATGACAAATGGGATTGATACTACTTTGCTTGTGGCTAAGCATGTTGCTCTTGTGCTGGATGTACACCACCACTGGATCAACTCGGGGGAATACATCACCCCCACTGACTCTCGTACAATGCGGGTTATTGAGTCTTGGCGTGGTCAGCGTCCTGCTCTTCACTACAGTGTTAGTCGTGAAGATATTTTGGTCGGGCATGATCGAAGCGTTCGACCAGACCTTGCTGAACTTCTTGATCGAGGTTATAAGAAACAGAAACTCCGGGCACATAGTGACTTCATGTGGAATGATGCCTGCAATGAATGGATCATAGGGTTTGCTGAAAATTTTGACATTCAGTGCGAGGCCAAGGGCAAGAACCTAGCATCCATACAGGTGTACGAAACCTACAAACAATTCACATGAACATAATTCTCAAAGATATTTTTACCTGGATACATGATGATTACAAAACTAACAGATTTCGTTTTGTCGTGGAAGTACTTGCTTGGGCTATCAGTATTGGCTGTAGCATTACGATGGCTGCCACTGTCCCCAATCCCCCTTTACTTGCTATGTATCCTGTTTGGATCCTTGGTTGTGCTATGTACGCTTGGGCTAGTTGGACTCGCAAATCGTTTGGTATGTTGGCTAACTACATCTTGTTGGTGACCATTGACAGTGTTGGCCTGGTCAGGATGCTGACACAATAATTTTATCATAATCATCACCTCTATTTGGATCCCTTGGCATAATCATCTCTTTCTTTCTGTTCTTTGGCAACACGTTCTTTTTGTTGCTGTCGTATAACTACAATTCGTGCTGCTACCTTTTGTTCATAAATTCTTCGTTCTTCCATTTGCCCATAGATGCCAATGCCAACCATACCAAACGTAGCAACAACAACAGACCCTGCTAGAAAATACATGGCAAGCATGAATGTGTCTGCCATCTTTTTCTTGTGTTCTAATTGACGTTTTTCTTCTTCACGCTCTGCTGCTGCACGTTCCTTGACCAGTCTAGTGCGTTCCTTGATCATGTCCTCCCAGATCTGCGGCTTGTTCAACTGCCACAGAATCATGTCTTTTAATTCACGCTCGGCCTGTCTAAGAGCATCGCTATGCATGGCCAACTGAAGAGCCTGCGATCCTAGTTCTGCGTCAGTTTTTCCTAGAAGTTGAGCTTTTGCTTTTGCTTTTGAGCGAGCTCTATGAATAGAATCAGAAGAATCAAAAAATTTACTGAATTGACCGTACAGGCTGTTGATATCTTTGCCCAGGGCTATGGCTTGTTTGATATGTCCAACTGCTGACTGTGCTGCGGCAAAGGCCAATCCAATTGTGATGGGATCCACAATCACCCGCCTCTTTTACATATTTCTGGATACAGTCTGTTGGCGCAATCTTTCTTTTGCCATTCTACACAAACTACTTGACGATTATACACATCGCCCGTCCAGGTCCATCTAACACATGACTGCGTTTGATCCGCAGGTTTTCCAGCGTCCTTTTTGGTCTGAGCGTCTGAACTCAGCATACCCAAACACACAACAACAATAAACACTATAGTTTTGATCACAAAAAAGCCCCATACCGTATTTACGTGGGGCTTTTGAATTTATAACCGTGCAGTTATTGCGGCTGTCTTGTGGTCACAGTTGCGAGGCCCAGGGATTTAAGCACAGTGATATACATCCAGCCTATGTCAAACTCAAACCAACGACGGCTCAGTCGAGGGTTAGCAGGATCCAGATGATGGTTATTATGCAGGCATTCCCCACCAACAATAATATCCCAAGGACTAATGTTTCTACTGTGATCTTTGGTTTTGCCATTTCGATATCCTATCCAGTGTCCTACACCGTTGACCACACCTGCGGCCCAGAACGGTATCCAAATCATTTGTATGCCCCAGATCAAGGGCCCCCACCAGCCAAACACTGCTAGGTTGAACACAAAGAGAATGCCAATGCCAAGTCTACTGTGAGCAGTGTATACGTTGCGCTCCACCCAATCAGCAGGAGTACCACGACCGTATGAATCAACCATGACTTTATCTTTGCTTGCTGCATGATATAACATTGCTCCTCGAAATAATACACGCCAAATGCCATAAACATGTGGACTGTGTGGATCACCGGCTTGATCAGTCTTTTGATGATGCTTGCGGTGTATGGCAACCCATTGTTTGGTAACCATGCCAGTGGTCAACCATAACCAAAATCTCATGGCATGAGCAATCACAGGGTGAAAAGTCACTCCACGATGTGCTTGGCCACGGTGCAAAAACAAAGTCACGCACACTATGGTAATGTGCGTGACTACAAGAGTGTAAATTAAATATGTCATTACATACTTAGTGGTATCCACATCCACAAGGCTTGACTTGCTAGGCCTGCTCCCACAGACCCTACCACAATACTGATCCAAAACATGGGCATGCTCACAGCCAGGATACTGGCAGTCAACAACACAATGCCAATTTGCAACACACTACCAGCCCAGGTAAACCAAGGAGAGCGTTGGCGTGCCTCATCACGTTCTTGTTCTAGAGCACGTGCCCGGGTCATGATTTCTTCTTTGTCAGCTTTCATTCTGGCAGCTTCAGCATTGAATTTTTGTTGATTTGCAGGAATCTTGCTTTCCACCGCAGCAGTTTCGTATAACACCTGACGCATGTTCTTGGCTTGATACCAGGCCCACTGATTGTTGGCTGCTATGGTGTTGTTCATGATCTTGCTGCTGTTTTGTCCACCAATCATGGTGCTGATGGCCAGCATTGCTGCCAGCACTACAATAACAAAACCTGCACGGTCCTTGATTTGTGCTTCACGTTCTGAGCGTGACAGGGGTTTCTTTTCTTCAGTCATGATAGCTCCTTTAAATTATTTGCCAGCCAAGGGATTGTCAATAGCCCGCTGAATCTTGTTGTCGACTTCACGTTTCAAAGTCTCAACTTCACGATTGATTTCTCTACGGGCTGTGGTAAATTCACTGTTGATTTCTTTTCGAGTCTGTTCCATGTCTCGACGTATAGCAGCAGCTTCAGTTCTGGCTCGTTCTAGGTCTTCGCGCACTGCCTTGCGCATGTCACGCATTTCTGTTTCAGTTTCACGCTGAGCATTTTTTACACTGCGTTCCACTTGTTCTGTCACAGTTTCATTACGACGAATATCGTTCTTTAGATCATTCTTGATATCACGAGTGTAGTCGCTGGTCTTGCCTGAATTTTCTTCAATCACTGCCAGACGCTTGTCAAAGCCTGACAAGTCTGGTGCTGAGTATTCAGCAATCTTTTTCTTCATGCTCTGATAATCCTTGTACACTTCAAACGCACCGTACAAGCCGCCTAGTGTTGAACTCACAATGGTGGCTGCTATCATGAGCTTGGCTGGTGTGAATTCATACCCGCCAATGCTGATCACAGTGTCTTTGCTGGCATACTTCTTTACAGCTTTTTCGGCTTGGTCAATTTTGGCATTGACATCTTTGATTTCTTCTGACATTTTGGTCTCCTTTATTTTTTGTATTGACTGTCCACCATGTCTTGGTGGATTCTATCACTGCGTACCAACAGCAATCTTGCTGCAGGTGAGTCTATGTTGCGCTGCCCAGGATAGATATCAAATGGCTTGTATCCCACAGCGTCGGGTATGGTGCTGCGGCTGTATGTATCAAATCCTGCTACAAATCCCATTGCACCTAGCACTACAGATTGCAGTTCAACCTGTTGTTCCATGCTGCCTGCTGTGTCCATTTGTGCTGCCATTGCGGCAGGATTTTGTTTGGCCGCGGTTGCTGCCTTTTCACGTGCTGCTTCCATTCTGCGCTCAGCCAAGGCCTGTCGAGTGGTCTTGGGCTGCTCTTTTGACCCACCGCCGCTGGCTGTGCTGCTGGATGTGCTGCCGGTTGCATCAGCCGTCTTGGTTTCTTTCTTGCTTTCTGCAGGTGCTGCTGCGGCCACGGGTGCGGGTGGTGGCACAAGTTGTACAGGGGCAGTGGCAGAATCTGCAGGTGATGCTGTGGCCACGGGTGCAGGTGCTGCTGGCGGAGGAGGTTCGGCTACTGGAGGAGGTGTAGCAGCCGCAGCCACTGCTACGGTTTCTGTTGCCTTGGGTTTTTCAATCACAATGTATTTCAAAGCATAAGCTTCTCGATAGCCGGTACACTGCGAATTGTAGAGTGGATCCAGGCTGCACTGTTGGTCAAAGTAGGCTTGAGCATAGCCTGTACAACCTGAATCATACAGTGGACTGACGGTGCATTGTTGTACATAATAGGCATCAGCATAACCTGGACACTGCGAATTGTACAGTGTGTTCAAGCTGCACTGTTGGTCAAAGTAGGCAGTGGCATAACCAGGGCATTGCGAATTGTAAAGTGAATTCAAACTGCACTGCTGGTCAAAGTAGGCAGTGGCATAGCCTGGGCATCCAGTGTGATACAAAGCACTGGCGGTACACTGGGAATTATAGTAGGCAGTGGCATAGCCTGGACACTGCGTATCGTACAGCGTGTTTTGACTGCACTGTTGGTTAAAATATGCCTGCTGGTATCCTGAACACTGTGAGTTGTATAGCGCATTGCTTGAGCACTGCTGGTTGAAGTATGCCTGCTGGTATCCTGGACAGTTGGGGGATGACAGTGGATTTGCTGGGCACTGATCAACCACCTCTGTGCCAGTGAATGTGTACTGTGTATTGGGTGTGAACGCACCAGCCCAGCCATGATAGATTTGGCTGTACTCACCCTTGCTGATGTCGCCTGCAACGCCTGCTGTGACATTGGCCTGCGAGTTTATTGATTGATAATTGATGCCAATATAGCCCGAATCTTTGATCTGTATATTGAAGGTGCTGGCATTGTTGGTGCCAAGATCATACACGCGATCCCAACCATATTTCATGCTGGTGCCACCGTCGCCTACTTGACTCCAGAATCTGCTGTCAGCACCGGGTCCTAGATCAGCTTGCAATCCGTAGATGGCATAGTTCCAGGTTGGCCCAGGATTGCTGTTCAAGTTAACACCTGAGCAGCAGAAGTTGTTGTTGTTGGGATTCAAAAATCCCACCACGCCATTGGTAAACATGTAACTGGTGGTGAAGTTTTGTCCATAGAAAGGAAACACAAATGGCAGATTAACTTGCTGATATGAATCGTCTGTCATGTTGTTGTAGTAGGTTTTGTATCCGGCACATGTGGGGCTGCTTTGTGGATTGGCCACACATGGATCAACAGGTGCTGAAGTGTAGTTCACAGTCATCTCAACATCACGCACCTGCGGACCGTAATAGCCGCCCCAGTGGCCGCTGTCTTTGGCCACAAACTGTATGCCCAAGGAACCAGCATCGGACAGGCTCACGCTGGTGGGCAACCCTACTGTGCCGGAAAATCTAGTCCAGTCGAACTGTGTGTTGTAGTGTCGGTCATCCTGCACCAGGAACTGATTGAATCGATTGGTCATGAATGTGGTGGCCACAATAGAGTCAGTTCCGCTTTGTAGACCACGCACACCGTTCATGTTTCTCAAATCGTAACCCCAGTTGTATCCATTGATTTGTACACCAGAGCCAGACAGTGCTTGATTGATGGCTATGACTCTATGCACAGCAGTCAGAGTGTAGGAGAAATGTATGGTATTGGTTGCAGGATCATACAGGGGTTGTGGACCGCCCCAGCAACACTCATTGGCACCGGGATGAGTGCCAGTCACTACATTGTTCCAGTTGCCTGTGAGTGGAGCACTGGTTCCTGTGGTCTGTGCTGACACAGTCAACCCTGAGATTGACACAGCCAGTGCCACAAGCAGTTGACTGATCAGTTTCATTTGACCTCGGGAGTCTCAGACACAACAGCAGCAGGTGCTTTTTTGGCCGGTACGCCGTAGAAGCCAATGGCTTTTTTGTCATCTGCTAGCACACCGCGACTGTCCCATTCGGCCTTGGCCTGTGTGCCAATTTTGCCGTCTATGGGGCAAGGTGTTCCTGCTGCAATCATGGCAGCAAACACACGCTCGTCTTGACACAAGGTAGCCACGGCTGCTACTTTCATGCCCATGTCAAACAAGTTCTTGCTGAGTTTGATGCGTTCGCAGTTCATGTCCCGCATGGTACCGCCCATGCTGAATCCAAAAATCTGTGTTTGCACAGCACCTGACGCTACCACCGCACACACATCATTGTTGATGGTTGTGACTGCTGGTGCCACGGCTGTGGGTGGTGGCGACTTTAGAGTCTGAGTGCTGTCACTCACACTACGACTGTCACTGATGTTGGTATTGGTATTGTTGCTGGTGCTAGTACTACGACTGGTACTGTCAGTCACAATAGGATCGCTTTGTGCAAAAGACGAAATCACAGTCATGCTCAACACAACTGCTAACAATTTTACTTTTTTCATGGCTCCAGCCCCTTATTCAATAGCTGCTCTAGGGCAGCTTACTGATATTTATAGGGCCAGATCTGAAAAGATAACCAGGGTTATTGCGGCTTCTTGGCTGCAGGCTTTCGAGCTGCTGGCTTTTTGGCCGATGCTGGTTTTTTCACAGCAGGTTTTTTGGCAGCGGCTACCGGAGCACCAGGCTCTGCTGGTGTGTCGCAAGAATTATTGACCTTTTGGCAGCTGCCACGAGCCTGTTCAGCTGCCCATTGTTCTGGTGTAAGTTTGTGTAATCCAACACACAGTCCAGTTGGACTTCGGCCGCAACCGCACTTGGCCGGAGTTGATACTGCGGCTGGCTCCATTGTGGGTGCAACAACAGGTGCTTCGACCTTGTATGGTGCTGCTTCGGGCTGCACTGCGGGTGCAAAGGCTTTGGGGCTGGGTGATCTAAACCAATCAAAAACTGCTTTTAACATAAAATTCTCCTATGAAGTATTTACTATCACAACCAAAAACTGGTTTAAAAATTAGTGTCAAATAACTAGAAAAAATACCAAATGATGTTGCATTGCAACATAAATAATGCTACAATAGAAACATGCTAGGATGCTGCACGGGGCGGGTCCGGCTAGTAAATTTTGTCTAAAGGAAAAATTATGTTTACAGCAGACGCAATCATCGACACCGTTCAAACCGGTAAAAAGACTTGGGTTAACACTTTTGTCACAAACGAAACAGTTAAAGAATCAATGATCAAGTTCATCGACTCACAGGCTGAGTACACCAAAAAGGCCGCCAAAGTTGGTATGGACACATTTACCACTCTGACCTCAGAAGCAGTCAAAGTTGGTCAAGAAGCCATGAAATTTGACTACAGCAAATTTGGTGAAGGCATCATGAAGGCCTACACTGCACAAGGCAAAAAGTAATACTTTTTTACTAGTAAAAACCCGTCATTTTGGCGGGTTTTCTTTTGGTTGACCAATATTCGCTCTAGTGCTATAATTAACGTATAAACAGCAACAAGGAGTTGGTCATGAACATGAGCTATTGTATGTTTCAAAACACCGCAACTGATCTGCGTCAGTGTCTGGAGGCCATGGATGCGGCCGAGACCATGGCTGAACTGGAACTGAGTCGTGACGAAAAGCGCAGTTACGATCTCATGCGAGAATACTGCGAAAACTTCCTGAACATTGCTGAACGACTGGATGATGCTGACGCTTTTGGAGTTGCAAAACCACAGTCAGACTGGGATCAAGAAGCAGCTGAATTTATTGCGGCAGAGGATAAAAAGGTTGCCAGCAGATACGGATATGTCCCAAAACTTCATCCCTCAGAATGGCAAGACAAATGAACTACCCTTTCTACATCACTTATGATCTAGTTGAAGAGTTCCTACAGAAGCACGATTTTCATTGTGTCTTTGAACTGGATGCGCCCATGAAGATTTTTACCAGGCTGATGACAGCTGAATTCTACACCACAGCTGATATCCCAGGTCGTGGGGCTGAGTTCAAACAGTGCTGGGCACTGAGCGAGATCTACTGCCCACATGAAGGCATCGACCGTCGTAGCGAATACGGAATGGAGACTGTATGAACACACGAATTCGAGAGTTGGCTGAACAATGCTGGGACAAGCGTCCAGAAGACCAACTACATTTTGACAATGAAAAGTTCGCCGAGTTGATTGTCAAGGAATGTTTGGATGCAGTGGGTGATGGACCAATGCAAAGACCAGAAATTCAACGGATCAAAGCCAGGTTTGGGGTTGAGTATTACGAGCCAATTGAAAAAGCATTTGGGAGTTGAACCGTGAACATAACTGTATACAGCTGGAATCTACTGAAAGAATCCTGCGAGCGTTGGGCAGTGCCCAGAGACTTTGCCTACCCCATGCTGAACTATCTGGTGCATGGATATAGTCCGGGTAGTTGTTTCTATGCGGTGCTGGCCAATGACTGGCGTGGGGCAATAGGATCCAGCCATTCCATGAACAGTGTGGAAGCATTCAAGGCCTTGACCGGCTGGATACATGACGTCTTTCCTGCCGAAGCACGTGGCAGTTACCAAGCTGTCGACCAGTGGTGTCAGCTTGATGCTGTGGCCCGACGAGCAATCCTTGAACGACAGGGACTGATCTATACCCAGCACGAAGAAGTGTTTAAAATTCTACGGAATGAGCACACCGTGGAACCTGTGTTGTATTAAGCATGAGAGTTGAACCATGACTAATGAAATCACAACAGAAATGCTGGACCGCAAGATTGCATGGTGTAAACAAAACGCATTTTGGGGTACACCTTCTGCTGTGCCCAAGGTGCTGGATTTCTACTTTGAAAAGACTAGAACCAGTGTGGATGAAGATTGGCCAGAAAGTTTTAGTCTACAAGACCTTGCTGACACTTTGGGTGAGGATCCAGTTCGATATAGGATTTACTACAGTCAAGACAATCTCACATTAAGACTGTTTGTGTTCCGTCCTCAATGCACTTGGGACGAACAAAAAATCATGTTGGGCTTGGGCTTTGTGGTGGCACAGCCTGGTGATGCAGACAACATTCCCAACCAAGCCGTAGAGGAAGATGAAGTTGAAGGAGTCGACCCATGAAAGTCTACAAGCACAGCAACGGTAAAACAAGTTTATTTCCCGAACACATTCCCCAGGGTTGGGTAGTTTTTCTAAATCCCAACACATTTGACATTGTATGGCGTAGGAGTGGATCATGACCGAAGGGGAACGAGCAGGGCGCTGGGCTATGGTATATATCTATACGGCATTGTTTGCTTTATGGTTTAATATTATCGCTATTGCGGCCTGGCACATCCGGGAGTGGTTTTTATGAACAAAGAACTGATACAAAAATTTCTCAACAAAGCCTGTTATGATGGACAATCCCAGTATGAACTCGAAGATTGGTGTGATGTTGAAAAGTTTGCCGAATTGATTGTGAGAGAATGTGCTGGCCGAGTTGATTGGATACTTGCCGAAGGTGGTGGGACACAGGGTGATTTGATTCGAGAACATTTTGGAGTTGAAGAATTAAAAAAAATGAGGAGTTGAACTATGTCGACTGATTGTAACTCACACGAATTTCTATGGAAGGCAGATCACGCCATTCCTATGTGGAGTGGAGAATGGACTCCGCCAGAAGGTTCAAGTATGGCTAGAGGATATGCTCATGAGATAACCAATGAATGGAGACAGTATTGGATTGCTCAGAATGCTAAAGATGGTTGGAAACAGGTAGCAAGACAGATACAAGATAGCGTTAATAGATATTTTGGAGTTGAATCATGACTGATTCCATCATGCCCGTAACTCAATTTGCCAACAGCTTTACTGGCGTGTTACCCATTGCCACTGTGGGCAAAGGTGTTGTGCAAAAGGAAAGCTGGCAACAGACCACTTATCCCAATGGTGCCACGGTCACCAGGGTCTATCACAACAGCATTGAAGTTTATGATAACCGTGCAGTTGTGACCCGGCACAATGTTCGTCCCAATTTGGATGTGATGGCATGAACTTCTTTTGGGGATTCCTATTAGGTGTTATAGTAGGTGTGTTATACATGGCATACCGTTCCAATCAGGATGACAGGACAACCATAGAATGAATCAACGAATTAAAGGACTATTATGTTTAGCGTATTAAAATTTATCTATATCCTGTTCAAGGCCGGCAGAAATTTGATCAACCCCAATGTGAATCCGTTACGGCATGCCCCGGCCCACATCAAGTATTTTGCCAGTATTTTATTGGGCTGTTTTTGGAGTCTGGCCTTTGGTCTGTACATTGGAGAACTCATGACCATTGGCCACAACATGCTGGGTCATGTGGCCATTGTCAGCATGGTGTTTGCCACCTGGGCGGTGTTTAGATCTTTTGATCGAACATACAATCCTGCTCACCTGTCGGGTCGAGGAGTAAATTTTCTCCGCCAACCAGACTACAGCAGCCGTTGTGATGAACTCACTGAACAACAACGCCTGGCCAAAATCCAAGAATGGAATCAGCGCAATGTTTGGAACGATCCCAAACTGTCTGAAAAAGACAAAGAAACCTATTACGGAGCATGAACATGACCACTGACGCAATTATTGCTATCATAGTCATAGTGACCGTGGTACTACTAGTGCTGTGGGACATGCGCAACAACAAAGAAAATGAACCCGGAGAATAAACAACCTGGTTGACCATTAATCGCCGTTCTGCTATAATATACACATAAACAGCAAATGGGAGCGAGCAATGAGCAAACAACTTACTTTGATGCGAGATGTAATTTGCGTTTACCATCCGAGATTCCGTAACAGTCCCGACATTCAACGCTTTGGGCTTGAGTGCCCGGAGCATTTTAATATTGAGCGCCTTATAGAAGAAAGCCTTGCGGCTGTTGGTCCTTACCGTTTTGTAGACCAAGAGGGCTACGATTTTTCTGATTTCAGCGACAGCAAGACCACTACAATAAATGCTAACACACGAACAGGCACGATCAGTAGTGTAGAAACAAAAATTGGGGCCTTGCGTATCACAGCATACAATCCATTCAAAGAGTCAGCAGACTACTTCTACGTCAGCAAGAGAGACATGAAGTATGTTAAAAGTCCTTGCTATGGTGTCAATGATCACAAAGAACGAATCTTGTTCAAATACAGCACAAAGAGCGATGCCTACGGTATGTTTGAGGACTATAGAGTAAACAGTTTTGAAGATTTGGCACGAGCATAAGTGTTGTAAAAATACAACCAATTGATTGACCATTAATCGCCGTTCTGCTATAATATACACATAAACAGCAAAAGGGGTTCCAAATGAGCAAGTTTGAAGTTCGTTTTTTTCGTAGTGAAGATGCAGCATCCTCCAGCTGGCTGGTGACCGAAGTGCTGTCAGACGACGGCGAAGGTAATCGCACAAGCGATATCTATGCTGAATTTGACCCCACCACCGATGGCCAGGAACAGGCTCGCAATCTGGCCGAAGTGCTGAACCGCGAAGTGGAACAAGAAATCTACGCAGAATTTGGTTGAGGCAATTATGAAACCCGTGTCTTTTGTTATACAACTACCTCGTCAGCGTCGTCGTGCGGTGGAATTATACAGCCGCGACACACCGTTCAAACCGCGAGTTGAAAAGTCTCGACGAGTTTACACTCGTCGAGTCAAACATGTACAACAGGAAATCTAAATGAAACGTTGTGCTATACTGCTGGCCCTGGTGCTGACTGGCTGTGCAATACATCAGGTGCCACCACCCAGTGTGCAGGTCATGCCCACAGATTGTGCAAATCGTACCAGTATTATAAATTGGCTTGAAAGCCAAGCTCGCCATCCCCGTCAATCATTTGAAAGCCAACAGCACTATGAACAAAATCGCGCCGAGATCCGCAGTCGTATTTGGCATCTGCGTTATCGCTGTCAGCCTGTTTAGTGGTTGTGCCGCCACAGGTCGCGCTGATCGTATTCCCATGCGAGAAGTAGACTTGAAAAATTGGCATCATGATTGCAAACACAAGACTGAGCAAGTGGCCATGTTGCAACAAATGCGACAAACTCCAGACGAACGTGCCATGGCCAAATTGTCCAATGCTGTCACCCCTTGGACCAAGTATACCAATCCTGATCAGCATCGTGAAAATCGCATGCAGGGCATGGGACAAAACAACTGGTATATTGATTATCATCTTTTACTTCTTGCAAGGGACTGCCCATGAAACGTCTGGCTTTGATTGCGGCCTTGATTCCTGCGCTGGCCACAGCAGAATGTGTGCTACAAGATCGAACAGTGACTTCTCACTCAATTGTGATACAAGAACGTTCGGGTCTTAGACAAACAGTGGTTGTTCCTCCCGAAGGCGGCAAACGATGCATTGTGAACTTTCGTGCCAGAGTGGGATCAGCCTGGTACACTGCCACAGGACAGTATGACTGGGCTGGAGATCGGCCTGCCAATGAAGCATGTGCTGTGGCTGCTGCTCGAGCTGACGACAGTGTGCATGGTCAAGCCATCAGTCAGCATGTGCGCAGTGAAAAAGTCATGGTCTGTAACGATCAAGAAAGTATGAGCAACGCCAAAACAGCCACTCCGGGCACCAAAGGACAACTGCATCAGTTTCGCCCACACCCAGATTACCCCAACCGTTTTTGGCACAACGGAGCACAGTGCAGAATGATTCTGGATTCGGCCTGGACTGGTCGAGATATCCATACCTACCAAGGAGTCATTTGCCAATTGCAAGATTCCACCTGGGTAGTGGTTGACAAATTTTAACAACCCTGCTATACTACAAGCACATTAACTCAACGGAGAAATCCATGAAACTTTTTTTAACTTTGATCCTAGCCATGTTTTTGACTGCATGTGGCACAGTAGGCGGAGCAGTCAGTGGTGCCGGAACAGACCTGAGTCGAGCCGGCGAATGGATTAGATCTCGTTAAGGAATATGATGAAAAACTTTTTAGCTCTGGCTCTGGTGGCATCGTTGGCTGCATGTAGTTCTGCTCCCAAAGACACCTACGAAAAACGTGTGTACGAAGAACGCATTCAGCAAGAAAAGTCAGTTGAGCGATCAATTGACAAGGCTCCAAAATGGATGACTGAATTGCCCGAAAGCAAAAATGCAGTGTTTGCCAATGGATCCAGTGTGAGCCGTGACATGAGTATGGCAGACTGGAAAGCCAAGATGGTGGCCATGGGCAAGATCTGTGTGGCAGCTGGTGGCCAAATCAGTCAGCAAGGCAAGATCTTCATGCAAGACAGTGAAAGCACTTCCATTGAGATCAGTGAAATGGCCATCAAAACATTCTGTCCAAGTGTGGATGTAACCGGGGTCGAAGTTCGTGAAATCAAACGCATTGCTGAAGGCAGTCGGTATCGAACCTTTGTGCTGGTAGCACTGCCTACTGGGGATGCCAATCTGTTGCAAAAGCGCAAGGACATCTTGGCCCAGCAAAATCGAGCAAAAAACCGTAGCACAGAAGCGTTTCGAGAGCTAGACGCAGTAAAAACCCCGGCTCAATAAGCCAATAAATAAAAGCAGCCTTCGGGCTGCTTTTCTCACTTATGAACATGCCCACAGACAACACACAACAATTTGAACAAACACACACGCAAGCCTTGGCTGACAACGGCATGCATGTGTTCATGGGTGAGGTAGACAATGAACACATACAACCCATTGTGGAATGGATCTTGCATGAAAACTTTGTGGTCAAAAAACGCAAAAAAGAACTATTGCTGATGATCTGCTCCGAAGGTGGTGACATGAGCTCGGCCTTTGCCTTGATTGATGTCATGCGCAGTAGCCTGATTCCTATCAAGACTGTGGGTCTGGGACAAATTGGATCAGCTGGCCTGTTGATATTTCTAGCAGGATCTCCTGGTCGACGATTGTTAACCCCCAACACCAGCATACTAAGTCATCAGTTCAGTTGGGGCAGTGACGGCAAGGTGCATGAATTGTTTGCCACCATGAAAGAATTTGAGCTCACACAAAAACGCATGGTCGAACACTACAAAACATGCACAGGCCTAGACGAAGCTGAAATTCGCACTGCTTTGTTGCCACCACATGATGTTTGGCTCAGCGCTCAGGAAGCTCTGGCCTTGAACATCTGCGATGCTATTTCTGAACTGGCTCGCTGAGTTTAGCGTTTGGCTCGGCCAGTGACTTTGGTATCAAAGTTGGGCTCTTGAGTTTGTTTTGATGCTCGGGCACCTGGCCCAGTTAATCTTGGTGTATTAGCAACAGCATCTAATTTCTTGTTGCTGGCATCAGTAGAGACAGTGGTACCAAGATCAGCAGAAGAGTCAACGTCAGTGTCTTTGTTGCCCCCACCGTTGTAACTGAAACTCACACGACCAATTATGCCCGTGGCAGAGTATACCTTGGTAGCATCCAGTCCCACAGTACCTTTAAAGTCAGGGGGATACTTGCTGGTAAATCCTGTGACCTTGTAGCTGTCGCTTTTTTCTGAACCGTTCAAGTGCAGTTGTATAATAGGACTTGAATTCAAAAACTTCAAACAGGCTTCGCCAAACTTGGGATCAGCGTTTATATTTTTTGCCACACGGCGAGCCAGTGCAGCCAAAGCGTGATATCCCACATTGTAGCGTGGATTGTCAGTTTTGGCCTTGATGTCGTTCATGAGATCTTGTATTGCAGGATCTGTACTAGTGCCATTGGTCTTGATCAATTTTTTAATTTCTTGCCCTGTGGCAGCATCAATAATTTCTTGTTGTATACCATACACAATAGGAAAATCCACAGCACTTAGCTTGCCAATTGTTTCAATGATCTTCACTTGCGGAGCATACTGATCCAGCAACTGATTCATGTTTTTTTGACGTGCAGTGGTCACACCATCACTGATATTCTTTACAGAAGCACTGGCGCCTTTTTCTCCCTTGCTACTGATACCTATCTCAATGCCGGTTGAATGCATCAAATAACTATCAACCAGGCCGTTGTTCTTGTCTGCCGGGAAGTATATTGCACTGCCATTGAAACTACCATTGTCTCCCAGTATGTCTTTACGTGCAGCTTCGGCACCAGCACCCATGTTCATACCTTGAACCAAAGCAATAGGACCAATGGTTTCGCCTAGATCATCTCGTACAGCAGTGGCCATGTCGCCCACATTGTCAAACACTGGAAGAGCACCGGTCAACAACTGATCCATGCCTGGTCTTATTTTGTCAATGGTGGCCAACTGATCAGGTGTGGTTCCGGGCCGCGTACCAATAGCAGCCACAACATCTGCAGGCGTAGCAAATTCTGAATCTGGCGGAAACAGGTCAGCAGGCTTGAGTTTGTAATATGCGCCTTTTAAACTCACTGCCTTGTTGAGTTGCCACCCACCGGGCAATTCAGAGTTCTTCCAAAAGCCAGCCATGTCAGGTTTGATTTCATTGAAAAATCTACCAAAATATGTCTTTTCACCTTGTGCTGGACCATTGAACGTTAAAATTGCAAAGGCCTTGCTGGCCTGTGAGGGCTTGTTGCTCCAGGTGATGCTGGGATATTGCTGGAACAAATCTTGTCCTACCTGGGCCATTTCGTCGTAGTTGGCATAGGCTCCGGGCATGCTGGGAAAATATTCAGCTTTGTCAAAGGAAATTTCTGCTGTGGGATTGTCTTTGGATCCTTGAAAAAAAGAATCTCCGGCAGCACGGTATAGCAGTCCGCGACTTTTTTCAGCTAGCAGTATATTCTCGAGTAAATTGAGTAGGTCTCTCATTGTGTTTTCCATTGAAATATAGTATACTTATGTTGTTGACATACCTTTATCTTTAAGAAAGCATCTATGAATCTAGTACCAATGGTTATTGAGCAAACCTCCAAGGGCGAGCGCAGTTTTGATATTTTCTCCCGCATGTTGAAAGACCGAGTGATTTTTATCAATGGCGAAATCAGCACCGAAATGAGTCACGTTATTGTGGCACAGTTGTTGTTTTTGGAAAGTGAAAACACCGACAAAGACATCAGCTTGTACATCAACAGCCCAGGTGGCGAAGTCACAGCAGGCATGGCCATCTATGATACCATGCAGTTTATCAAGCCTGATGTACAGACCATTGTGATGGGACAGGCCTGTAGCATGGGCAGTTTGCTGGCACAGGCCGGAGCCCGAGGCAAACGCATGATCCTGCCCATGGCACGACACATGATTCACCAGCCGTCAGGCGGCGCTCGCGGACAGGCCACAGACATGCTGATTCAAGTGGAAGAAATTCTTGCCATGAAAAAGAACCTGACCAAGATCTATGTTGACCACAACACAGCAGGCAAGACGTTTGATCAACTGAGTGCTGACATGGAACGGGATAACTACATGAGTGCTGACCAAGCAGTTGCTTATGGGCTGGCAGACAAAGTTATTTCCAAACGTGGCTAATTCTAACATTTTTTGCAATACACCGTGGTATGAATTTCACATATACTGGGACGGAAGTTTTGGTATATGCTGCGCCGAAGCACACAAGCCATACGCCAAGGGAGATAGTCGCTACAACGTGGCTCGAATGGGTGTGATGGAATGGTTCAACAGTCAGCCAGCTAAACAGTTCAGACAAGATATTCTGGGCGATACTGCCTTGACAGCATGTGCAAGATGCACCAGAGACGAACAATACGGCAACGACAGCCGCAGATTCAAAAGCAATCAGAAAAGTGTTATCTTTACCAAGACTGCATTTGATCCAAGCTGGCAGCAAAGCCCGGGTCGCACCCACTTTGAACACAGTATCAACCACAACGGTGCTACTACCAGTTACCCCATTGACCTTCATATTGATCTAGGCAATTATTGCAATCTTGCTTGCAAAATGTGCAATGCATCTGCCAGCTCAACCATTGCCGGCCAAGAAGTTAAATGGGGCATTGAGACCAGTAGACCTTTCCTGGGACAAGACTGGACTCGCAATCAAGCAGTATGGGACGATTTTAAACAACAGCTACTGGACATTCCTGGACTACATCAAATACACCTCATGGGTGGCGAAACATTGTTGACGCCTCGCTTTGAAAATCTAGTGGATTTTATGACTGAACACAAAAAGTTTGACCAGTGTTTTAGCTTTGTGTCAAATGGCACAGTGTACCGGCCTGAACTGATGGCCAAACTCAGCCGGTTCAAACGAGTGGGAATTGAAATCAGCATTGAGTCTCTGGGCCCGCAAAATGCCTACGTTCGTCAAGGCACTGACACAGCGCAGGTACTGAGAAATATAGAACTTTACAAATCCTGGTGCAACGACTCAACTATTACCGTAGCCATACGTACCGCACCCAGCTTGTTGAGCATTGGTACATATACAGATCTTCTTCGTTACTCGTTGAAGAACAAATTTGTTGTCAAAAGCCTCATGGTTGCTGGTCCGCGATATCTGGATATTGTTGTTTTGCCAGATCACATCAAGGCCTTGTATTTGCCTGCATTTGACCAACTGCTGGATGAATTGGCCACAGTCAACACCACAGCAGACTACAATGCCAGTGATCCCAACAATGTATTACAGGTAATAAAAGATCAAGTCACACAGTGTCGAGTTGCATTGTTGACTCCGCAACCCAGTGATGCTGATCAACAGCTGGATCAACTAGTACAGCAATGTAAAAAATGGGATCAAGTGTACAAACTAAATGCCAGGGAGATTTATCCTGAGCTGACAGAAATATGGGACCGTCATGGCTACTGAGCATCTGGTGCAACTGTGCGTGACACTACGACCAATTGGAAAACCCTGGGTCAAAGTAAGTGCAAATGGCATGACCGAGACTCAACAGTTGACCGCTGTAAAAGATTTTGTGTTTGAATTCACAGCCAGTGACAACTCAAACCTGGTAGTTGAACACTACAACAAAGATGCTGATGATTCAGTTACTGCTGTAGAAATTGTAAATGTCAGTTTTTTTGGTATACAAGATCCCAAATTTGCCTGGGCAGGAACCTATACACCTATCTATCCTGAGCCCTGGGCCAGTGAGCAGCCAACTCCATTGCCGTGTACCATTGCCCCGCACACATATCTGGGCTGGAACGGTGCCTGGCGATTGGACTTTTCAGTTCCGGTGTTTACCTGGATTCACCAGATTCAAAATCTGGGTTGGTTATATCAGTAGTAATGACGACGGTCTAGTCGGCGATATTCATAAAGAACATCACCAATTGCGCACAAGTAATCAAATACCGAGTTAAATAGTTTTTTCATCATAGCCATCTTTTGTGTTGACGTATTTCAAACTGGCGTTGCCAGTAATCTGCTTCGCCAGCAGTTTGTATATTCTTGCTGATCAGGTACTGCTCCATACAAGAATGGGCATCAGTTCCGGGGAATATCTTTTTTAGTAGATTCACTAGAGTTTTTAACATTGCTGTTCCTTCTCAGTATTTACCATGAGACTCTCATGGTTTCTACTAATACACTAAAATTCCTGGGTAAAATCGTTGATTTTTTGTTGTTTTTTAGCAACATTATTTCGGTTGACCCCAAATGCCCGAAATGCTATAATATACACATAAACAGCAAACAGGAGTCAGAATGTTTTACATCGTTGCTAAAGGTACTGGTTTAATCGTAACAGACGGTCCCAACAAGACTCGTGCATACAAAACTTTTCCTGCGGCTCACGCCACCCGCACTCGTCTTTGCCGCAAAGCAGGCTGGACTGTGGACCAACTGAACATTGTGAGCCGTGACACTTACCGGGCTCCCAAGATGACAGTGACGAATTTGATGAGCGGCGCACCAGTGGAAATTGATGCAGACACTCCTTGGTCGTGCAACCCTGCCAGCGAAACTTATTGGTCAATGTAAAACGGTTGACAACAATCGCCAAAACTGTTATAATTAACACATCGCAACAAGGAGTCTACATGTCAGCACTGAACACTTATCTGGATCGTAAAAATGCTTTTGCCAAAATGTTTGGCCAGAAGGCTCTAAGCCTGCAGAACGCCACAGATCGTCAGCGTATTGCAGACAGCATTGATGCTGACCTAAGCCCAGAGAATTTGACCTGCGATGGTGAACTGCCACGCAGTCAAGTGCAAGCTCGTTACCGGGCATTGACTGCCGCGGCCAAAGAGCTCCAGAAGCTGGACCCTTCGGTTAAATTTTACGAATTTGTTTAAGAGTTCAAAAATGAACATGCCAATTGTACCGGACAATGTGATCAAGTTCTGGGCTGATCCTAGGTTTGAAATCCTGGCAGAAATGGACAAACTATTGAACGGCAGCAAGATCTGGGGCGGCCAGGAATGGGTCTACCATCCCATCCATCCTGTGAAATATCAGCCTGTTGCTGAAAAAGTTCGTGTAGCAATGGATGCGCTAAAAGCAGAATACGGAGTTGAAGAATGACATTGTATACCATACGCTGGACTCAGTCCTACCCAGACTGGATTCCCTTGGAGTTGCCCATAACTGACCTGAGCCTGGCCCGTGAAGTGCTGGCCGGCATCATGCAAAAAAGGACCTGACCATGTGGACTGTGATTTTGATTTTGGCCACTGGCACACAAAATGTAGGACAGTATTCCACTGTTCAGGCCTGTGAGGCTGCGGCCTTGAAGTTTCAGCAACAAAAGGTTGTGGCTGCCTGTGTGCCACAAGAAACACCTGAACAAGGTCTAGTTCGCATGCAGGCCATTATGAAAACTCTGATAGAAAGCATGCCCAAATGAAATGGTTTGCTGAAACAACTGTTTGGAGTGACGCTACCATTCCCAATGGTGTGTACTTGCTGGACGATGGCAAAAGCAAGATGTATGCATTTCGGCCTCAGGGCACCGGCGATATCAAGGTGTTTCGGAATCCAATCCGCATTGACACTCGTGGACGCAAGTTCATGATCAATCCTGTGCAGTTCAAGACCCAGTTACAAGAACCAGAACCTGAAGGTCGTGTCTGGATGGTGAAAGGCTCAAAGGGCAACGAGTACAAAGTCACAGAAAGTGGCGGCAACTTCTCATGCACCTGTTCTGGATTTCGATTCCGCGGAGACTGCAAGCACGTTAAAGGTGTGGCATGAAATTGTTGTTGTCCATAGCCGTGTTGTTGTCAAGTAGCGCGGTCACTGCTCAAAGTTATAACATACAATTTGAAGCTCAACCCGACTTGCCAGAAAAAAGCATACGCTGGGTTGTGGTAGAAGATGTCAGTGAATTTTGCCAGGCCAAAA